TTAGGAAGATGACTCCAGAACAGAAATTAAAATTAGCCAAAAAAGGAGAAGATGCTGTAGAAGAATACATCTACAACATGGCTGTTAAGCACAATATGTTAATAGATTATGACGCAGATGATGATGCCAATCGACACAAATTTGCAGAAGAAGATATTGCAGAATGCCAAGGATACTTACCTGAAATATTCCACGATCCTGCTATCGACAGTTGGGTAATGGTATTAACAGACGGCAAGCCTATCCCTGAACCCCGCAAACGTAAACCAAAAGATTTAGGTCCTTTTACTGTTAAAATTAATCAAATAGCTGATACTCACGACGAGAACGGTAGAGTTGTAGGCAGCGGATTGAGTAATCGAACTTGGAAACCAGTTAAACAATTCCAGACTAGACCTGAAGCAGAAGCCTACGCAAAACATCTAATTGCCAAATACCCAACACATTATATTGGTGTTACTAATGGCACTGACACTCATAACTTCAATGTTACTTACATACATAGCCCGCCTGATACAAGAAACTAAAGCTGGTCTATCGTCTTAAGACTGCTTACTGGCATGTCCCAGACTCGACGTGCTTCAACTCCTTTTTCCTGCGCAAACTTTTTAGCATCACAATTTCCGCACACGTGATAAACTGAATCTGTTATTCTTCTCGGGTCCATGTCGCCTTTATCACGCTGAAAAATACCTTGGCAACAATCACATCTTATAACCAATACGGTTTTTTTACGACTATAGGTATGAGTACGTCCGCGACTGCTAGTGCGTACATAGTGGTTTTCTCTAAATTCAGTACCTAGTATCATAGTATTATTTACATTAAGATTATAAAATGGTATTGATAAATATCATATCGAGGGCCTAACACGTGATTACAATTACAGAATCAGCAAAAATAAAGATCAAAGATCTACTTCTTGAAGAAAATAATCCCCAACTAGCACTACGTACATTCGTACAAGGCGGAGGCTGTAGCGGTTTCAGCTACGGATTTACATTTGATGAAGTAAAGAACGAAGACGATTTTGAAATTCCTTTAGACGAATACAAGGTACTAGTAGATAGCATGAGCATGCAATATCTAGCAGGTGCTGAAATAGATTATAAAGAAGACCTAATGGGTAGCAGTTTTAGCATAAAGAACCCAAACGCAACAACAACCTGCGGCTGCGGTAGCAGTTTTGGAGTATAATATAAAATGACACAACAAGTAATCAATCTTGGTATACAAGGTAATGACGGTACTGGCGACAGTATTCGTACCAGTTTCCAAAAAATTAATTCAAATTTCAACGAGTTATATGCTATTTTTGGTGCTGGTGGGACAATTAAATTTACTGCACTAGGCGATGCTCCTAGCACATATAGTGCTAACCAGGTCATCATGTCCAACCCTGCAGGTAGCGGGCTGACTGCTAGAACACTAGTTTCTAGTAACAATTCGTTAACAATTAATACCAGCGATCCTACAAAGATTACTTTCACTGCGGCTAGTGCTAGTCTTGCTGGAGATCCAGCACCGACTCTGGGTAATTTCTTAAATGCCAATAGTTTAACTATCGGTAAACTAGCTGATCCTAGTCAAGCTATAGTTACAGCGTTTAATAATGCCTATGCCGGCCAAGGTATTACAACTACACTAGCTCAGTTGCCAGTTACAAAAGGTTATGCAGATGCAAACTATTTGGCAGGAACTACATCAATCATCGGCGGAGTGTCGACTACTAGCGTCACCTCTGCTTTCAAATCTAGACCGCAACCAACACTACCACAAATTAATGATCCAGATTACAGTGCAAGTTACACAAGTAACTACTTGCCAACTGAGGTAATGCAACGTAAAGATGTTGTATACCGTGGCGGTGACTCAATGACTGGTGTATTGAATCTTAGTGACCATCCTACTCCGCTAAGTGGTGCTGGCATCGTTAATACTTCACAAGACCTGCAGGCAGCTAGCAAATACTACGTCGACAACACAACCTACTATAGTGGTGTAAACTTATTTGTATCTACTACTAAAGGTGATGATACACAGAAAAATACTCCTCCTGGACGCGAAGGACGTTATTGGAACTACGCTTACAAGACTATCGGAGCCGCTTGTTTACAAGCACAGAATTTAATTAATCTAGCAGGACTAGAACCAGGACCATACAAACAACGTATTGCCTACACAGTTGCTCCTAATCAGTATTACAGTCAGATCCAAAGTGTTACACTCAGTGGCGGTAACAGTGGAGACACTGGATACACCAATGCGGCAACATTATTAGAACTTAATAAGGCATTCATCCAAGCTGAAACTGTTGCCTATTTGAATAAAAAATATGTAAACAGTTTTACATTTAATCAAACACGTTGGTCAAATATTATTAAAAGTATTATCAACGGTATCAGTTATGACGTAGCATTAGGAACTACTTTCAATGCCACTACTCAAGCTAGTCAATTATTCTTGGCCTACAACAGTGACATTGTTAATAATCAATTAACTCAAATTATTGATGCAGTCAATCAAGCAAAGGCACAGATACTAGGCTATTCATATAACACTACTAACTTACAAACATATATTGGACAAGTAGTAGACGCCATTGGATACGATCTAGTATTTGGTTCTAACTGGCAAACTGTACAAGTAGGGCAGGCATTTGCTAATGCCGGTACTAGTTTAAGTACTACAGAAATTGCCGCGGCTATAACAAATTTAGGAACACAGATAACTGCCATCGGCGCTATTGCTGGTTCACCAACACTAGTTGCTAGTGTCAATGCTAGCATTACTAGAATCAATGCTGTAATTCAAGCAGGAACTACACCAACTCCTAGTTGGCCTGCTATTCCAAATGTAACAATTATAGGTCAGACAAGTGCTAGAGATCTATTGTTTAACAACATTGGATTTATACAAGCTGAAATTATTGCTTACCTATTGGCCAATTACAGTAGTCTAAGTTATAGTCATGCCAAGTGCCAACGTGATGTTAAATTTATTGTAGAAGCTCTTATCTATGATTTGATGTATGGCGGTAACAGTCAAACTGTATATGCAGGATTACAATACTGGCTTAACAATTATTTAAATGTTCAAAGTTCTGAGCAGTCTGCCACAGTTGCGGCTATTGGATATATCGGAACATTGGTTCAGGCCATTGTTACAAATACTGCTCCTGCAACAATTTATCAACAGAGTATATCACAATACATTAACTCAACATTAACAGGCAACAATACTGCTACTGCTACGTTCTATAGTGGTAGTACATCAAGCACCTCACTAACAGTTACTACAGGACTAGTTCCTATCAGCGTTGGACAAGTAGTTACAGGCACAGGATTTACTAATGGTCAAACTGTAGTTTCAACAAGTATCAACGGAATTTATACTGTAATAATTTTAAGTGCCGCACCAAATAGTACACCAAGCGGTACATTGACTTTTACAAGTCCGGTATTAGGTTCGTTGAGTTCTAATGTCACTACACTACAAAGTATTGTCAGCGCAGTAAGCACACCATCTCCAAGTATAACACTACCAACTGTCTCAACAACTGCTAGTTCATTACAAACTGCTAGAACCGCAATCGTAGGACAAAAGACTAGTCTAGAAACTGGAGCAGTTACCTACATCAATGCCAATTATCCTGTAATTAATAATACAGGTATTAATACCAGCATATCTACATTGTTTGGTATTGTAACTAATTTATTGACTAATGGTATTAGTTCAAGAACTACACCAACATACTCAGATCCTAGCGGTATATCAAGTGGATATAGTCATGCTCGTCAAGCGTTATTGGCCAATATTAGTTTTATGGTGGCGGAAACAATCGCATGGATCAACACTAACTATCCTTCAGTTACCTACAGTTCAACAACCTGCTCAAGAGATGTTACCTACATCATTGAAGCTATTTGTTATGACTTGACTTACGGTGGTAATTCAGCAACTACTTTTGCCGCAAATCAATATTATGCAAATGCTACATTACAAATAGCTGGAACAGAGTTAACTGCTACTGTAGCGGCTTATGGACACTTGCAACAAATTGCTGTACTAATTGCAGGTAACAGTTCTGTAACTATTTTCCAAAGTGCTATCACTCAGACATTTAATAGCGCATGGGCAGACGGAGCAGGCGCTGCCGGAGCATTGAATACATTGTTCAATGAGCTAAAAGATATTATTGCAAACAACGATGCTTCTAACTATACAGTAACTTATCCAGTATTGACCAGTTACGCAAGCAACTTACAAAATGCACAAAGCATTATGTCTACTAATGCTAGCGCGATTGCTACTAGTGTTAATACATATTTGGCATCAACCTACACTGGCGGATTTAGTTATAATCAAGCGACCTGTTATAGAGACGTTGGCCTAATCATAGATGCTATGGTTATTGACCTAGTTACTGGCGGTACATATCAAAGTATCAATGCTGGTCTAAGTTACTATTCAAATACTAGTGCTAAGTCAGTAGCTATTGGAACACAATATACTGAAACAGTAGATGGTATACAATTTGCAGCCGCATTAGGTCTACAGGTATTAAATCAAACTACACAAAGCCGATATCAAACTCTAGTTACTCAAGTAACAAATGGCAGTTATACTGCAAGCACTAATGCTAAAACTACATTCACTAATAATATGGCCACATTGGTCAGCATTATTCAGTTAGGCTATGGTGCGGCTCCTACTCCAAGTTTTGGTACAGGTATATACACATTAACTATCAGCAACGGTGGTAATGGATATGTTGACCAAGGCACACCTGGTGATGTACACATTATCCCAGCTAAGGTAGTTGTAGGTGCGGCTGGTAGCGCCAATGGTACTGTTGTCAGCTACACCGGTGGAACAGGAACAGGTGTAGACAGTATTGTTCTACGCATGACTAAGCCTGGATTCTTCCAATGTGTTCCAACTACTGCTACAGGAACAAGTGGTACTAAAACACTTGTACTTGCTTCATTAACATATCAAAATATCAATACCAGCACTGTTGCTATTGGCATGGGCATTTCGGGTGCAGGCATTCCACTAGGTACAACTATTACTGCGGTTAATACTATTACCAACCAAGTTACAATCAGTGCTTCATTAACTGCTAACCTAACCAATACTAGTGTAATCGTTGGTGAGCAAATGGACTTTGGTGAGACTGTTAAGAATCTTAACATCACTATCCGTGTTGAAAGTGGTATCTACTACGAAGATTATCCAATCAAATTACCTGCTAACGTTTCAATCAGCGGTGATGAATTCCGTCGTACAATTATTCGTCCTCTAGATCGAGTAAGTCAAAGTCCATGGCGTAATATATTCTTCTATCGTGATTCAATCATTGACGGTATTCAAACAGGTTTAATTAATTTCACAACTGATTATGCCGCTAGCGTAACTAGTGGATTAACTATATCAGGCGCTAGTGGTAATATTACATGTACACTAGCGAGCGGACAAGCACTGGGCAGTTGGATTGGACTAGTTCTCAGTGACTCGTCTAGTGAAACCGGATCAGCAGGTAAGGCAGTTATCACATCCGTTGCTGGTAATGTGATCAATGCTACAGTAGTGTATCCATTTGCTACTACTGGATTCTATGCTACAGGCACCTGGCACTTGTGGGGAACTATTAACTACGGTCGTCACTACTTAACTAATCCGTTAGATATTACAAGTACTCCATTAAACAACAAATTAATCGACGTATTCTTGTGTAATGATGCTACACGTATTACAGGTATCACATTCCAAGGTCACGGCGGCTTTGCTATGGTACTTGACCCAGAAGGACAAATTAAAACTAAATCACCTTATGGCCAAGTCAACACCAGTTTCTCACAGTCAATCAATGCTAAACGATTTGCTGGTGGACAATTTGTTGACGGATTTACAGGTCGACTATTTGGTAACATTACTAATGTACAACCAAGCTCAACAGGAGTAGCAGGTATTACTGTTACCGTTACAGGAAGTCCTAACAGCGGTTTAGATATACGTGCTCCACAAACACCTTGCGTATTTTATATCGCAGGTAATCGTTACCAAGTTGACGATGTTCCGGTTTACAATAGTAGTACCTATACTGCCACATTAACACTAGACGTTTCAACTCCGTTCAATCCGTTAACAATTTACGGGTCATCATTTATCTCAAGTACAAATCATCCAGATGCATCAATCAGTGGTATCATTGATGCTATCACATACGACATGGTATTGGGATCAAACTATCAAGCAATTAAAACTTCACTAGCATGGTTGCTTCCTGCAAATGCTGTGACTGGTATTAATCAGTTGTTTGTCTTGTCTGGTATTAACAAAGCTCGAGATCTAGTCAATGCCGCTATTTCTAACGGTGCTGATCAAGGAAAGATTACAGCAAGTATAGCAACAATTACTAATGCTATTACCAATGGCAGTGTTACTATTCCAGCCGCAACTTTCCCAGTATTGCCAACTACCACAACTAACGTTGCTAATGCTGTAACCATACTGCAAGCTAACAAGGCATTTATCCAAGCTGAATTAATAGCCTATATTGCCAGCAACTTTATCGTTAAGAGTATTCCTAATTATAGTGCTGTTGTTCTGTCTACTAGAGCAGGCTATGCTGTTGATGCATTAACTTATGACTTGATATACGGTGGTAATAGTGCATCATATGATAACGCAAGTACATATTATCTAGGCGGTGATCAAATCACAGGTCAAGAAATATATTATACATCAGCAATGAGCAGACTTAGTACTGTTGTGCAACAGGTTGTACAAAACTTCACAGTTACTCCAAGTGCCGGTAATTTACAATCACAAAATAAAGTCGCGGCAACAGCGGCTACTTCGGCTGAAGCAACTACACTAGCTGGATTGGTTGCACTGTTTGTTGACTATATCGCAGACGGTACATTTAATAACAGTGTAATTGGTACAATCACTAGCGGTTCAAACGTTATCAGTAATGTGCCATACAATCCAAATATTCTAGCAGGAGCAACATTGCCTGCCAGTGCTTATTTTGCCAGTGGCGCTACTATTCTAAGTGTTAGTTCATATCAGTCGGCTGGTACTATTACAGTCAGTCAAAATGCCGCACAGTCAGGTACTAATGTACAACTAGTGTTTTCATCGGCAGCGGTTACTAGAACTAACCCAACATTACCAAGTACTGGCTCTTATGCTCAAGCCTATACAGATAGAACTACTATCCAATCAGCTAAGAGTTCAATCCAAACAGCAGTTACTAGTTACTTAAATGCAGGCGCTGGCTTACCAGTTAACATTGAGATGGGTGGTAACCGAAGTATGTTGGCCAATGACTTTGCTATGATCAACGACCTAGGCTATGCGATTGTTGTAACCAACGGTGGTGCTAGTGAACAAGTTTCAACATTCTCATACTACTGTCATACACACTTCTGGTCTATAAATGGTGGACAGATTCGTGCAGTAGCTAGCTCGAACGCACACGGTGACTACGGTCTACGTGCCACAGGCTACGACGTAACTGAATTACCTAACGCAGTTCTAATGTCTAATGATATGGTGCAGACTGCTAAGATTTATAAACAAGGTGTTACTGCCGCATTGATGACACCAACTGCTACTACACAGTCATTATCTTTATTCATCATTGGTTATAATTATATTCCATATAACACTAGTGAATTAGAAATTGACCATACGCTATCAGGAGGTCAAGTCACACGTTATCTAATCAGTAGTGTAAGTCATACTACAACTACAGTCAATGGACAGAACGTTCTACAGTTGAATTTAAGTACCAGTGGTACTAATTCAACTTCAACCACTGGTTTACAGTATGCGCTCTATGACGGACAAAGCGTAACTATTCGTGTATTACAGAATGTCAAATACTACAACATCAGTAACGTTAAACCAACTCGTCCAAGTACTGCTGTTCAGTATTCAGATAACCTAGCAGACATTTATCGTGTTATTGCCTACAACTTGACAGAGTCAACAGGTGAACAGTTAGGACCTAACATTGCTATTCTAAGCACTGATGCATCGTTTGGGTACTATTTGTTTACCACTGATGGTAGTAATATTATCCAAGCTGATCCAAACTATGACGCTTCTGCTACTGTCAGCAGTGGTGGTACAGGAACTACTACTCTAGTTATTACAGGATTTACAAGTGTTACTGGTGTATATCCAACTGCCAGTTCACTAGTAGGAGCTATTGCAGGAGGTATAGGTTGGGGCTATCAAACTGTGTTAAATGTCAGTGGCGGCGGTCCTAATTACACTCTAACTATGAGTGCGGCGCCAAGTTATATCCCAGGCGGTACTGTAACATTCTCAAGTAAGAGTCAAGGTTATAAAGTAGGCGATAATAAGATTGCCGCATTGACTATTAGCAATCAGGCAATCATAAATCAAATCAACAAGGGTATATACATCTTTGGTTGGGCAGGTCGTGTCCATCGTGTTATCAGCTATACCAGCCCAACTAATATTGCCACAGGCACATTTAGTTCAGGAGGAACTAGCAGTTATACTCTAGTGGTAACTAACGTTGCAGGAACTATAACTGCTGGGCAGGTTGTAATTGGAACTGGCTTTAACAGTACACAATATGTACAGTCAGTTAATACTGTGTTCTCAGGAGGTAGTTTTACCTCTACTATAACACTAACGGCTTATCCGTCTAGTACACCGGGCGGAACATTACAGTTTGGGGTCAACTTAAATGGTTACTTGACCATTGATCCAAACCCTGTAACTAACAATGCATCTGATGCTACACCGATAAATGCTATGACTTATCTAAGTACTAGCACAGGACCTATACCTGCAACCAGTACCGGTACAACATCATTTACTACTGTAACCTATACTATTCCCTACAGAGTAGCATATCCTGTAGTAGATAGTTATATCACAGTTGCGGGGCAGACAAACACCAACTACAACGGAACATACCAAATTGCCGCAATAGGTAATTCAACTCTAGTTACTGTTGCAAGCAATAGTAATTTGACAGTGGGCATGGTTGTTACAACTGTTGCTAACAATGCCTATGTTCCATCATACTGTATTATTCAAAGCCTGGTCGGTATAACACAGTTCTATGTAAGTCCAGCGGCTTGGTTACCTAATGGAACTAGCATTTCAGCAACTGCGGTTGCAACTGTACAAAGCATTACAATTACTAATGCAGGTAGCGGTTATACTACTGCACCTACACTGACGTTCAGCGGTGGTGGAGCGATTACACAAGCTCAGGGTACTTGTACGATTGTTAATGGTAGCATTGCCACTGTGACTGTTACAAGTCCTGGTTATGGTTATACTAGTGTACCAACTATTACCCTAAGTCAAGTATTAGGTGGCGCATACCTAACACCAGTATTGACCAGTATTGCACAAGTTAGTACAACTGTCAGTGCAGGTGTTAATACAAATACTATTAGTCTAAGTTATCCAACAGCTCCTGGTACAGGCGGTAATGCTACTAGCTCATTAAATGCAGTAGCTACAATGTCTAGTTCAAGCATTGCGGCAGGTACTGGTATACTAACAGTTGGCACAGTGTCTGGCACAATCTATCCAGGTATGGTTCTAACTGGCGGTAGCATTGGTAGCAACGTGTACATTACTAGTAACATCAGTGGTAGCGGTAATGGTAGTACTTGGAATACCAATACAACTACTGCTCAATCTAGTACAACAATTACAGGTACAGCTAACTTATACACAGTAAGCAATATCACTAATCTGTATGTCGGAACTCCGATTGTGTTTACCGGAACTACTGCCAACCCAGTATTCGGCAATGTAGTAAGTGGAACAACATACTATGTAAGTAGAATTATAGCAGGTACACTGCAAATTGCTATCAGTTCAACCGCAGGAAGCACAACAGATTTTGCATTGACAACAGTGGCCACAGGTAGTACTGCTTACTATTCACCAAGTTATACATACGGTACTAGTTATACCAATACTGCAAGCAGTGTTTCAATAACAACTGTAAGTACTGGTACATACGCAGGAACATACGCAGGTACATTTACATTCAGCTCAACTACTGCTCCAACAACTGGTGTTTACTACTATGTAACTGGTAACAGTAATCCACTGTTTAATGGTTATGCTATCTGTTCAGCAAGTACAACTACTAGTATTACCCTGAACTATCCATTTAATCCTGGAACTTACAGTAATGCAACTACAACAACTATTACACGTGAAGCTACAAATGCCAGCGGTACTACATTAGGTATTGCTAAACCGTTTAGCGTTGCACAGGCATTCAATCCACGTTTAGGTTATCCAGCTAACGAAGGTGCGCAGATTACTACACGTATTTCAACAACTCGTGTAACAGGGCATGACTTCTTGAATATTGGTACTGGTAGTTATACAACTACCAACTGGCCGACTGTTATCTATGGTAACCCAGCTCAGGCCGCTAATCAAAGTCAGGAAGTTCTAGAAGAAGGCGTAGGTCGTGTGTTCTATGTAACTACTGACCAAAATGGTATCTTCCGTGTAGGACGCTTCTTCTCAGTAGACCAAGGTACTGGAAGTGTTACATTTAGTGCGTCCATTGCGTTGAGTAACCTAGACGGTCTTGGATTTAAGCGTGGTGTAGTTGTTGCTGAATTCTCAACAGACTCTGCTTTAACTAATAATGCCGCAGATACAGTATCAGTACAAAGTGCTATACGTGGATTCGTTGACAGACGTTTAGGCCTAGACTACGGTGGTAGTCCAGTTGCAAGTACCAACTTGATTGGCCCTGGATACCTAGCACTTAACGGTGCATTGGCTATGAAGGGTAACCTTAACATGGCCTTGTACAATATTCAAAACGTTGCTAGTCCAATTATTAACTCGGATGGTGCTAATAAGATCTATGTTGACAATGCAGTAACTAGTACCAATTCAGTTAATAAACTGAAAGACGTTTCAGCAACACTAGCAAGCACTGTTGCCAACGCTAACGTACTAGTCTATGACGCTAGTGTTCTAAATACCGGAGGCGGATTTGGAGGATGGCGTAATGTACCTATACCACAGGGCGATGTTAATTTAACATTCAGCGCAGTAGCTGGTACTATTACAACCAGCATCCAACCAGGTGTAATTTATAACTCAATGGTCAATTCAGCGGCTGCCATAGCTCAAAGTAAGTTGTCTATGCAGGCAGCAGGAACATTAGTCAGTGCTCCAGGTTCTTATACTCAAAGCAGTTTAGGTCTTGCGGCATTTAACAGTGCGGCATTTACAACAACCAATGGCTGGGTTGATCATTTAACATCAACAAGTCCTACTACTGGTATATTGTATGCTAAGATTCAGCAGATGAGTTCTGGTACTATACTAGGTAACAGAGCTAGTGTATCTGCTAGCCCAGCTGAAATAACTCCAGTTCAAGTAGTCACTGACGGTAATGGTGTAAGTAACGCAGGATTTAGTGCGTTAGGTGCTATGACCGTTGTAACTACTGGTAATACTACATTTAACGGTGTAACTAATACAGGTGGAGCAAACACTTATGCAGTTACTCCTATTAGTAGCTCACATGGTGTAAGTAGTTTAATTAAATCAGGCAGTGATGGTAGTGTAGACGTTGGTAGTTTGAAAGTTACTGGTTACAGCACATTAACAGTTACAAGTGGTACTACATTGAACGTAGCTACTCCAGGAGGACAAACTGTATTGGCCATGACTGGTACTACCAGCAGTAATGCTACTACAACAGTTACTGGTACATTAGACACCAGCACTGGCACATTAAAAGCTACTGCTCTTACTACAGGAGCTCCAGCTACAGCAGGTACAATAACAGGCCAATGGGCTGTTCAAGCAAGTAGCCAAATTGATTTTACACTAGGTACACTAAAATCTATTACACTTACAACTGGTGCAGATGCAACAGCAGGTACAATTCAAGGTACTTGGTCATTAAGTGGTGGTAGTAAATTCCAAGCAACCTACGCTGACTTGGCAGAATACTATGAAGGTGATCAACAATATGAACCTGGTACTGTACTAGTGTTTGGTGGCCTTGCTGAAGTTACAACAACTAGTGTGTTTGGTGACACAAGACTAGCAGGTATAGTAACAACTAATCCAGCTTACACAATGAACAAAGACCAAAAAGGAATCGCAGTATGTCTAGCACTTGCTGGTCGTGTTCCATGTAAGGTTGTTGGCAAGGTTAAGAAAGGCGACATTTTAACTACAAGCGCAATACCAGGATGTGCTGTAAAGGCAATTGATCCTAAGATTGGTAGTATTGTCGGTAAAGCAATTGAGGACAAAGACTACGATAGTGTAGGGGTAATTGAAGTTGCGGTAGGGAGAGCATAATGACACAGCAAACTATAAACATTGGTTCAAGCGCGAACGATCGTTCAGGCGATCCCCTACGCACAGCATTCAGTAAAGTTAATGCAAACTTTAGCGAACTGTATGCGGCAATGGGTGCAGACGTGCAAATACCAGTTCAAACTGGTAATAGCGGCAAGTATCTTACTACAAGCGGTTCTGCCCTTAGTTGGAGTAATGTTAGTCAGTTGGTTAACAGTACCTACAGCCTAACATTAGGCAGTGATGGTACATTAAATTTACCTCAAGCACCGTCAGCAGGAGCGGCTGTAATACAACCTTCAAGTACAACTTATGGTATTAAACTTGTAGCTAATAATAACATATGGACTCTTGGTACTAATGGTAGTTTAACATTTCCAGATACTAGCGTACAAACAACGGCGTGGTTAGGCTACGTTAATCAGGTCAACAGTCCGGGTGGTTCTATGTATACTCCACTTACTGTAAACAGTGATCACACTGTATCATTGCCTATATCTAACAGCCAAAATTTTACCAGCATTATCGACGGAAGCGACAACAGTCAGCTGACCATAGCCAAATTTTCAGGATCATACAACCGTAATAATCAAGGAGGAGTACAAAGTTCTTCTGTGGCAAGTAGTGCTATCAATTTGTTTAGAGACGGACACATTACCCTTACTACCAACGATGGTAATACTCCAGTTCCTGCTTTCACTACTTATACTTTTAGCAACACAGGAAATTTCACAGTTCCTACTTCTATAACATTTAGTGGCGATAGTAGTGTACAAACAACGGCGTGGACTGGTATATTGCCTAGCCCAACTTATAGTGGAAGCAATAGTATAGGCAATGTAACTCCTGCTCCGTTAAATCTAAACAATACCGGCAGTGCTGGACAGATTAAAACACAGCTTACTTTAATTAATACTGCGGGCGGTGGTAATACTGGTAGTGCTATTGATTTTTATACTTATACTGGTCAAGGCAATGGTGTGCCTGGTGCTAGACTTCAATCTATAGATAATAATAATTATAGTGCTAATTTTAGTATAGCACTGAAAGGTGTAGGCAATGCTGGTAATAATACTCTTACAACTAAGTGGACATTTGGCGCCGACGCTAGCTTAACTTTTCCTGACACTAGTGTACAAACTACCGCTTATACGGCAACCGCAGTTGAAGGATTGTTTAGTGTAACAACAAATTCAGCTAGTGGTAGCGGAGCATTGAGTTATTCAAACGGCGTGTTTTCATTCACACCGCCAGTTATTCCTACAGTGCCTACATATACTGTATCTACTGGTAGTGCCAGTGGCGGAGGTAGTTTAAGCCTGAGCGGAACAACATTTACTTTTGCTCCAGCAAGTATTCCAACATACACAATATCTACTGCGGCGGCAAGTGGTGTTGGTAGTTTAAGTCTAAGTGGTACAGTATTTACATTTACACCTGCCGCAACAGTAACCGCTAGTACAATAACTGGTACATCATTAAACAATACTGTGGTAACATTTGCATCAACAACTACAACACAAACTGTAAGTATTGCAGGCGGTGCAACAGCTAACGCACAAACTAATACAATACAGATTGGTAACGGTGGTGTTGCTGGTTCAACAACTGCTATTACCATCGGTAGTGCAAGTGGTACTAGTACAACTCAGTTCAACGGTTCTAGTACTTTTGCTAGCGCAGTTAATTTTAACGGAGCATTGAAAAGTGGTGGCGGTGCTACTAACATTACATTGACCAACAACGGTCCAACTATGAATGGTACTACAACAATGGGTATAGTTGCTACAGCACAGACAGCTGGAACCATTGCTAGTGCCGCTACGATTGCTCCTACAAACCCAATCACATTTATATCAGGAACAGTACAAATTACAACAATTACAGCACCAAGTGGTATTACAACTTATGGCGGACAAATTACATTAATTCCAACTGGTGCATTTACTACTGGAACCAGCGGAAATATTGCTCTAGCAACTACAGCAGTTGTTAACAAAGCCTTAATTATGACCTATGATGCTGGTACAACTAAATGGTATCCTAGCTATTAATAAATATTAAAAGAGATTAACAAAATGACTATACAAACAATTAACTTAGGTAGCTACGCAAATGATGGATCTGGCGATGATCTGCGCACTGCTTTTACCAAAGTCAACAGTAATTTTTCTTTCTTAAATGCAACAGCGGCCATTGCAAGCGGTACAAATTTAGGAGCAGGTGCAGGTGTATTTGCTGACAAGAATGGCACAAACTTAGAATTTAAAAGTTTAACCAGTACCGGAAACAGTGTTGCAATTACTTCTACGGCGTCAACAATTGACTTAGAAGCTGTAACTACATTATCTAGCGACCTTGTACCTACACTAGGTGGAGATTTAAATCTAAACGGATACTATACCTACGGTGGCGACTCACAAACTACAGTTTACGGACACAGTGTTCCAGCTAATACTGTATTAAATTCATTACTAATCGAAAGTAATAATCTAAATGTAGACATGGGAAGTATGTTAAGTCCCACAGGTTATCAAAATAATTATCGAGGATACACATTTGATTGGGGTATGTTTTCAGATAACCCTATCAACAATCAATTAAATTTTGGATCATTCACTGATCACCTATCGGGCGGTATTGGACAGTTGACTCTAGCTGGCAATTTAACAACTATTGGTGCAAATAATCTAACATTAACAACTACAGCTAACACTAACTTAACATTGCCAACTAGCGGTACGCTAACTACTACAGCTAACAATCTTAGTGCATTTGCTGCCACCACTAGCGCACAATTAGCCTCAGTAATAAGTGATAAAACTGGAAGCGGATACGCTGTTTTTTCATCAAGTCCTGTTCTAAGTGGAACTGTAAGCGCCGGCAGTATCAGTGCCAGTGGTACAATAAATGTTACTGGCTTAATAACTGCTAATGGCGGTATAAATGTAACTGGTACTTTATCTGCGACCAGTCCAAGTTTTGCAACTAGTGTTACTACACCTAGTACATCATTTAATCTGTACAATACAACAGCAACTACTATTAATGCTTTCCAAGCCGCAACAACAATTAGTATAGGTGCAAGCACTGGTACAACAACAATCAACAACAATCTAGCTATTACCGGCACTAGCACTTTAAGTAATACATTATTTTTTAGTAGTCAAACTGTAAGTGCGGCAGGAACTAATCAAGGAACAGCTACAGCAGTTACAGCAGATAATGTATTTGTTACAGGCGGTACAGGTGGTATTATATTACCATCAGCTACCAGTGGTCGTGAAATATCAATTACTAATAATACAGCAAGTTCAATCAACGTTTATCCTGCAAGCGGTCATACAATTGAAAATAGTGCTGCCAACGTGGCAACAAGTTTACCAGCGTATGCTACACTTGGACTTATTGCTAAATCAGGCACTAACTGGTGGACTAGTCAACCAGTATATGCTGCCGGTACAGGAGTTAGTATTACACAAGCAGCCAATGGTACTGTTACTTGGAGTATTGGTCAAGCGGTTAGCACAACCAGCAATGTAACATTTGCTAACGTAGCAACTACTGGATTAACATTACGCAATGTTAACTTTATTCCTGTTGCTAGCACAGCAACCTATGCCTTAAGTACTACAACCAGTTATAATGTATTAGTAGTAAGCACTACAGGATTAACTGTAACGGTAACTATGCCTCCAAGTCCGGTTGATCAACAATTATGTTCATTTACCATTGCATCTAACACCGTATCAACACTTAACATGACCGCTGGCCCTACAGTTATACCTCCATTTACAGGTACTGCTAACGTAACATCAGGTACAGTATATCAGTATGTATACCGCGCAAGCACAACTACATGGTATAGAAACTAATGCCATTGGAGCATAACTAATGTCATTAAACATTTGGACTCAACCCTCAGGTTACAGTTTTGGAACTTTTACAGAAGCTGTTAGTTTAAATCAGTCATTACCGGTTAGTTCATCTGCTGGAATTACATTTGCTGTTATTAGTGGAAAACTACCACCAGGTCTAAGAATTTCCAATGCGGCAATTATAGATAGTCCAGAAATTATTTCAAACACTACTACATACAATTTTTGTATACGAGCATCTGATGCTCATGGCAATATTAGTGATCGAACTTTTAGCATGACCATACAGGCCACTAATGTTCCTACATTTATAACTCCAGCCGGCGAGATTCAATTTGGTCAGCAGTTATATGCTCTCGATCAAACTTATGTAAATTATCAAATAGAAGCATTTGATCTTGCTACAGCCGCTGGACAAAAATTAACCTATTATATACAATCGGGCGACGGCGAACTACCTCCAGGGTTGACTTTAAGTGACAGCGGAGTTATCAGCGGATTTATTACACCAACTCTACGTGTAAGCGTAGCAGATGGAAGTGGTACCTATGATGAAACATTCTATGACGCAGTAGCATATGACTTTGCCAGTTTACCTAGCAATGGTTATGATAGTTATATCTATGATAATGTATTTTATGACTATAGCCTAGCACAAACTAGACCAACTAGTCTAAGTCGTAATTTTCAATTTAGAGTTACACTTACAGATGGCAGCTTGTATGCCCAACGAACATTTAGAATATTTGTCATCGGCGACGATACGTTTAGGGCCGACAGTACTACACTAGACAGTGTAGCTGGTATATTTACAGCTGACAGCACCTATTTACGTCAGCCTGCATTTAAGACTGCTAGTAATTTAGGCACATATCGAGCTAATAACTATATTACTATACCTATTGAGTTATACGATAATAGCTCAATTATTCTTAGATTAGAAACTACCAACGAAGAAATTTTTGCTAATACACATCAATATCTAGTATCTGACAATACTGTTGGCAGTACAAATCTCACAATTACAGGGGCGACTGGTACACCGTTAGTTGGACACTATCTGACTTTTGATAATTGGTATAGTCAAGCTGATGGGACAGTCTATAGAATTACTGCGGTTACAAGACTAAGTTCGGGCAGTTACAGATTAACACTAGCTAGTCCCCTCGATTTAACATTACCAGATAACGTAGGTTTTTATATCGGTACACTGAGTGTTCTTCCTCCTGGATTAAATTTTGATATCAATACTGGTAACTTGTACGGAACTGCTCCGTACCAACCTGCAATTTCTAAAAATTATACATTTACTATAACTGGTAGTCGATTTGGTAATAACCCTGGAGATACTATTAGTTCTAGTAGAACATTTACTATTAGCTTGATTGGCGAAATTGACAGCGTTATTAATTTTACATCTAACAGTAAATTAGGTACATTGTCAGCAAACTATAACAGCACATTAAAAATATCTGCTACTAGTACAATACCTAATGCATCAGTGATCTACACACAAGTAGGAGGAAAGTTACCTCCTGGGATTACTCTAAATCTCGACGGAGAACTTATTGGTCAAGTTCCTCAATATAGTTCTTCTAAAGGTCCAGGACTAATTACATTCAATAGTGGTACTACAACTTTCGATGGTGGTACTACGACCTTTGACCGTAGCTATACATTCACAGTACAAGCACAAGATCAATATGGATATAGTGCTACAACTAAAACATTTACTGTTAAAATAATAACACCTAATACCTACGGATACAGTAATATTCGTGTCAAACCATATTTAAACTCTACTCAAAGATCTGCATGGCAACAATTCATTAACGATAATACTATCTTTACTCCAGGATCAATTTATAGAACCAATGATCCTAATTTTGGAATACAAAGTAATCTAAGTATGATTGTTTATGCTGGAATACAAACTGAAGTAGCCGCTGCCTACATAGGTGCTATTGGCCTAAATCATAAAAAGAAAAGATTTGCATGGGGTGATATAAAAACCGCAGTTGCTATAGATCCCGACACTAATGCATCAGTGTATGAAGTCGTGTATGTTGAACTAGTAGATCTTCAAGAACCCGGTGGCAAACATTTACCTTTAGAACTGTTCTTATCTTCACAAGGTCTTAGCAGTGACAATATAAGTGCAGACAGTAGTACTAATTTTTGGTCAACTAGTCTTAGTGATTTAGGTGCCACTGCACCCTACAATGATCGTCCACATCCTATAGTAACTGTTGACAGTACCGGATATCAAGTTAGTAATCCACACCCCGGAAGCTATTTTCCAAACAGTATTTCTAATTGGCAAAATCGACTAGGAGCACTTGGAGCTTCTGAACGCAACTACTTGCCGTTATGGATGCGCAGTATACAGCCCGGAACAAAATCTCAAATAGGATTCGTACCAGCAGTACCGCTATGCTATTGCCAAATTGGTGCATCTAAAACCATAGTAGCCAACATTGTTAATAGTAAATTTGATTTTAAACAGCTTGATTACACCGTAGATCGTTATACAATAGATTCTGTGACCGGTTACGCAAGCGATAAATACCTTGTATTTAGAAACGATAGGATAACCGTATGAGTAACATAAATTACGCCGCAATTAGCACAACTTACCCTGTAGCAGGGCAAGACAACGACAGTCAAGGATTTCGCGATAATTTCACAGCAATATCTGCAGGACTAGCCGAAGCTGCCACAGAAATTTCAGCACTACAGACTAATTCTGTAGTTGTAGCAAGTTTAACTACAGGTTTACCTGTAGTCAATGATTTGTTACAAAGCACTATAAGCGACGGTACATACAAGACATTCCACGGTGTTTATTTTGATGCTGGTACTGTTAGCACTAGTGCAAACATAGATTTAACTAATGGTCCTGTACAAAAGTTCACTCTTAGCGGTACCCCTACACTAACATTTACTAATTGGCCAGTTGTTGGACAAAGCGGATATGTTAGAGTACATATCGCTAGCGATCAAAATGGTGTTCGTTATCCAATCTTTGCAACTAGTAATAGCGGTACTATTCACTATGCTACAGACTTCCCAACAAACCCTATTACTAGCGGTAAAGGATTTACTGTAGGTGGGGAAAGCGTATCAGCAATTAATGTTACAAGTGCAGGAACCGGTTATACTACACCCACTACTGTTAGTTTTAGCGGAGTTAGTCCTATCACTGGTGGATTCATACCAACTACTAGCATAAGTTATACAGTTGTTTCTGCTACAGTAAGCGGAGGATCTGCAGGAACTGGCTATGCAGTAAATGATACTTTAACTATCAACGGATATCCAGGTGTTGTATTAACTGTAGCTAGTGTTACTGGCGGTAGTACTGGTCCTATTGCTACTGTTAATGTAACCTCAGGCGGTTCATTTACTAGTCCAATGCCGTTGGCATTTGGTACTAGTCCTATAAACAGTGCTGGGTCAGGAGCAAGAGTTGTATTAGGATTTGGTGTAGGATCTATTAGCCTTACAAATGGCGGCGGTGATGGATACACTACTACTCCTCCAACTGTTACTATTGGTTCAAGTACTGGTAGTACTGCTACCGCTACCGCTACATTGACTTCAAATACATCTACCCATATCAAAGTTATCGAAGCTTGGTCTAACAATGCTGGTACAGATGTGTATGTAAGATACCTTGGTGAATATTAATGCATCCATTAGCTGAAAATTTATCCGGTTTAAAAGATGCTGAAATAGAATCTAAAATTTCAGATCTTACCAAAAAATATTTTTTAGTTCAAAATACCGGAGTGAAGGCTCAAATTGCGTCATTACTTGAAGATTACCGAGCAGAAATGAGCAAACGTCAACAAGCCGCATGGGAAAAAATGATGGCTAACCGTGATAAAAGTCTTGACAAACTGATCAAAGTCAATTAAAATATAGGCTATGCGCCTAGATCAATTCGGTAATCCTATTTTTAATTCATTAGATATTTTTAAAGCTCTTTATCAGGGCAAGCTGACTAACCTTAAAGATATCACTGTAGACTATACAGATGATATTGAACAGTTAGAACAAGTCGCTGGATTTACCTTTCAGAGATTTAATGAGCAACTAGATCAAATCAGTATTGAAGATTTTGATTCTGCACTACAAAGCGATTGGTTCATGCCCTCTGAATATAGAGACTTTGATGTAGAAGCATGGTGCCTAGATCGTTGTACTACACCTGAGCAAATAAAACGGGTCAAAGACGAAATGGACGCCTATAAAGAACGAGGCATGATTCCATTGCTACAATGGACTAAACATTTTGTAGACACATGTAACGAAAACGGCATTGTTTGGGGTGTAGGACGTGGCTCAAGTGTAGCTAGTTTTGTGCTATTTTTGCTAGGTGTACATCAAATAGATTCAGTCAAATATAATTTAGACTGGCAGGAATTCCTGAGATAAGTAGTAGTATAATCCAAGGAGATTAAAATGGGTATGAAAGAACAACCAAAACAAATATATCGTTCAATGAACGGTAGAGAAATTGATATGAACAAATTGATTAATATCAATGAAATGACTCCAGCTGTGGGTAACATTCGTGTTAATGCTCGAGGCGACGAACTAGGCCCAGGCGGTCAAGTTATTCGTAAAAGAGAAGAAATCTTAACTGCTCCTGTTAATGCTGTTCCGGATCAAATTGCCGTACAACCTGTTGCAACTGCACAACAACCTGTACAGCAACCTGCTCCAGCGGCTGTAACGGTTAAAGATGTAACTAATCAAGATCCGGAAGGAAAAGAGTAATGTTAGATTCAAAAGGTATCGGTCATGTGGGTTTTAAAGCCCCAGTACAAGGTAAACTTATACCGTTGCATGACAATGTTTTTGTCACAGATATGAATTTTGAAGAACAAATTACCAAAGGTGGTATTTACATACCTAGCGACGATGGTAAGACTGAAGGTATTAAACCTCGATGGGGCCGTGTATGGGCCATTGGTCCTAAACAAACTGATGTTAAAGTCGGTGAGTGGATTCTTATTGAGCATGGTCGCTGGACTAGAGCTATCAATGTGGAAGAACCAGATGGTACTAAAGTAAAAGTATTTCGAGTTGATACTAACTGTATGTTAATGTCAGCAGATGAAAAACCTAGTGAAATTTCATTTGGTTTAACTGCGATCGACCTAAGTCCTCCAGAATACGATTTCCATCCAAAATAATATTTACTTTGAGCAACAGGGCTATTGACTAGCCCTGTTCTCTTCTGTATAATGTACAAAAGGAGAGGTTCATATGAGTACACATAATGAAGCAGTAGAAGATATTAAAAAAGCTAAAGATGCTCTAGACAGCGTTGGCACTAAAATTGTCAGTAAAAAAATATTCACGCATACCAGCGTTAGCATGATCAAAAGCGTATTTAGAATTATCGCAGGTCTCGCACTTGCCGGTGGCGGTTGGTTAGAAATGAATCCTTACATTCAAGGCGCAGGCCTGTTGTTAGTATTAGCAGAAATTTTAGGCATTGCCGAGGAACTAGTATGAAAGAATTATGGGTAGAGAAATATCGACCTAAGAATATCGATGGTTATGTATTTCGTGATAATCATCAAAAAGAGCAGATACAAAGTTGGATTAAACAAGGCAGTATTCCACACTTGTTATTCAGCGGATCTGCTGGTATCGGTAAAACTACTCTAGCTAAAATACTGTTTAATGAATTAGATATTAATGATTTGGACGTATTAGAAATCAATGCCAGTCGTACTAACTCAGTTGAAGATGTACGTGATAAAATTGTAAACTTTGTCCAAATGATTCCGTTCGGTGACTTTAAGGTGGTGCTACTAGATGAAGCAGATTATTTGTCTCCGAATGCTCAAGCGGCACTTCGTGGAGTTATGGAGGAATACCATACTACTGCTCGCTTTATCCTTACCTGTAACTATCCTAATAGAATTATTCCTGCCCTACACTCTAGATGTCAAGGTTTTCATATTGAAAGGGTTGATATTACAGAGTTCACTGCTCGTGTTGCTACTATCCTCGTGGAAGAAAATATCGAGTTTGATCTAGACACATTAGACACATTTGTCAAAGCAACGTACCCGGACTTGCGTAAATGTATTAACACAGTTCAAATGAACAGTTTAGAAGGCAAACTACATACTCCCGAAAAAGGCGATACTGGTGAAGCTGACTATAAAATTGAAATGGTATCTCTATTCAAAGCTGGAAAAATTACAGAAGCTCGTAAACTTGTATGCTCGCAAGCTCGTCCAGAAGAGATGGAGGAAATCTATCGTTGGCTGTATGATAATATCACTATATTCGGCGATGAAGCTACTCAAGACAAGGCCATACTTATTATCAAACAAGGCCTAGTTGATCATACCCTAGTAATAGATCCAGAGATTAATCTGGCGGCCACATTAATTAGACTAAGTCATTTATAAACAAAAAGGACGCACACAGCGTCCTTTTTTTATGACTATCTAAAATAGCAATGCTATTTTATTCTCCATACACTGCTAACACCTCCTTCACAGCGTTATGGCGTTCGATGTCTTTGGCTTCAAATTGAATAATGTCAATATGTTCCAAGTATTCTTTTTGTTCAAGTAGTTTGCAAAAATCAATCAGACCATTATCGCTCAATCGATCTGCTTGTGCTAAATCGCCTGTCACTACCATCTTAGACCCTTCTCCTAAACGAGTCAGTAGCATTTTCATTTGATTAATTGTTGCATTTTGCATTTCGTCTGCAACTATGTATGCGTTTTTAAATGTGCGTCCACGCATGTACGCTAATGGGCTTATTTCGATAACACCTTCCTCTAACATTTTTGCTATTTCTTTGGTTTGGTAATATTCTCCTAGGACGTCAAATATAGGTCTTGTCCATGGTGCCATCTTTTCATTTAAGTCACCTGGTAAAAATCCTAAATCTTCGTCTACGGAAACGGCGGGTCTTGTTACCACGATTTTGTCAACTTTCCCTTCCTGAAATAACTTAATTCCATATTGTACAGCTAGCATGGTTTTACCCGTGCCGGCAGGGCCAATAGCAAGTACTATGCTAGTGGTTTCTGCATACAATTTTTGGAGATAAAGTTTCTGATTAGCGTTACGTGCTTGAATTGTCACACGTTGCTTTTTAGCCGGAAGATATGGCTGGAAATCAATGATATTAACTTCTGATGTAAAACGCTTTTTCACTCGTTGTTTACTCATCTAAGTTGCTCCTACTTTAGTTGAAAAAGTAGGACTTGTAGTGACCGCCTTTGATAACTACAGAGGTCCTACACTATTATTTAACGAATACACAAAATAATAAACTAATACGTTATGATTTTAAACCAGCTAAATAAGTATAGAGGATTCTAGGACAACAACATGCACCACGATATTTTAGATGTAATTAAAAACATCAGCGATTTGTACGAAAATAACAGCAGTCTAGCTGTTCTAAAGGACTTTGAACGTGTCCTAGACGAGATGGATATGTACGTCTATGAAAACTGGGAAGATGGTGAATTGGCCTATGGACCTAAAGTAGATCGTCATTGGATCACTGCTGGATTTATGTGGCCTCAAGATAAAATGCCTAATCCTACTGCCGCAAAGCGTTTAACGGAATTAGGTTGCAAAGTGTTGTATCAAAAGAGCCATTTAGTAGAGCCACGCAAAATTCGCACACAAGAAGACATGCGTCCTGGAACAAAGAAGGGCAAGTTGGATCGTCATCCTATATGGATTGTTGAGATTCAAATGCCAAAGAAAGTAGCATTTGATATCTATCGCGGATATATGGACAAACTTAAAAATGAAAATCGCAGTCCTGATATTGACAAAGCAGATAACAGTCCTCCAGGAGGGGCACCAGCACCTACAGCGCCAGGGGCACCGGGAGTCGCACCAGCAGGCGGAGCACCAGCAGGCGGAGCACCAGCAGGCGGAGCACCAACTCCAGGAGCACCAGTATGAACGTAGCAGAAAGTTTACGATCACATGACCTACGCCATATGGTCAAAAAAGTTTTTGGCATAGATAGTCACTCAAGTAAAATAGGCAACGATGAAGATACCGTTGTATTAAGTTTTACTGTAGAAGACGAAGATCCTGCTAAAGATCTTGAAAATTTTATTGAGATGGGCTACAACTTTGTACTAGATGCAGATTGTACTCCCGGCGAAGGCGACGATGGCAAATATCAAGTGTTTGTTGAATTAGAGCGCACACGCCATGTTGGTGAGCAAATCCATGAAATTATCGAAGGAATTAAAAAGTTAACTGGACTAGAAGACATGCGTTTTCGCTATTTTAAAAGTTTTAAAAGTGAACCTGCAACATTAGAAAGTCTAATTGCTAGTGTTCCTAAAGATCGTAGAGCTTATGAAATCGCTACTGAAGAACACAAATTAAATAATTTTAGCGAATTTTTTAAAAATAGTTATGCTGACAAAATAATTGTTGATGAAAGTCTTCAATTTAAAAAAGTTAACAGCGATGTAATCAAATTTGATATAATTACAAGTGGGCCTAAGAAAGAAGTATATGAAAGTGTTCCAGGTCCAATCATGTTAGAACATAAAGATATTTCAGAAGTACTTTTTTTAACCAAGGCAATTGGTAACTACAATATCACCAAGATTGGTGGTAAATTTATATTTGAAAACAGCGGATGGGCTGTAGCACTAGAAAGGAAATAATATGGCAGACGGATTTACATTTGATTTTAGTTTAGAGAAGTGTACAGCGATTCTACAAAACAATCCATATAGCGAACACTGGCACGAAGCATTATGCAAAATTTTGCCCGACTATGACATCAATACTCCAGAGCGTGTAGCATGTTTTTTAGGGCAGACTATGGTAGAAAGTGCTGGATACAAGGCACTTATAGAAAATCTTAATTATCGCCCAGAAACATTAGTTAAGATTTGGCCAAGTCACTTTCAGAACATGGATATTGCTAATCAATATGCGCATCAACCAGAAAAAATTGCCAACAGAGCCTACGCAGGTCGAATGGGCAATGGCGATGAAGCAAGTGGTGATGGATGGAACTATTGTGGACGCGGCCTAATTCAAATTACAGGCAAAGCTAACTATGCGGCTTTTGCTGAAAGTATTGACACTCCAGTAGAACAAGTTCCAGAATTTTTAGGAACATTTGAAGGTGCTGTACAAAGTGCCTGTTGGTTCTGGGAAAATAACAATCTTAATGCTCTAGCTGATAACGGTGATGTACTAGGCATTACTAAAAAAGTTAACGGCGGAACATTAGGATTAGAAGAACGTCAGCATTATACACAACTAGCTCATCAAGTACTACAAGGTTAATATGTTTACTTGGATAATTGGTTTAATACTAGGCGATTTACCCAGTTGGATTTGGCCAGCACTAGCGGGTGCCGGATTTGCTATCTATTTCTTTGCTGGTGTTATTGCGCATTTTCCGGAATTCAAACCCTACACAATTTTTATTAGACCATTAGGTGGTTTGATTTGTGTTGCTGGTATTTTCTTATATGGTGGTGCTGGTGTTACTGCTGTCTATCAAGCACAAGTAGATGCAATGAAACAAAGAATAGCTGTTGCTGAAGAAAACAGCAATAGTGCCAATGCTTTGTTAAATCAAAAAGTAGAAACAAAAACAAAAGTCATACACGATGTTCAAATAGTCTATAAAGAAAAGATTAAAGAAGTTACTAAGACTATTGATAAAGATTGTAAATTTGATGATGTCGCAAAACAAATTATAAATGATGCGGCAAAAAACCCTAATAAGGACAAGCAATGAAAAAAATATTAATATTATTTTTTGTTCTTATCCTTTCTGGATGTGTAACAACACAAACTAATGTTCAAATGACATTTCCAGAAGTACCTGATGATTTAATGAAGGCATGTCCTGATCTTAAAACAGTTGATACATCAACTGACAAATTAAGTGATGTACTACCTGTAATCGTCGATAACTATGGCACATACTACGAATGTAAAGTTAAAGTTGACACATGGATTGAGTGGTATAACAAGCAGAAAGAAATTTCTGCTACTATTAAATAAGGAGAAGTATAATGGGTTTTTTTACAAATTTAGAAAAGGCAGCGGCTAGTAAATTAAAAAGTATTTTTTTAGATGCTAAATCATTAGTTGATGCGAGCGAAACAGAGATAGCAAATTTAGAAGCAAAATTGGCTAAAGAAAAACAACATGTTGCCGAATTAGCCGCTAAGGCTCATCAGGCAGCGATTGTTGCCGCTGAAAAGGCCAAGAAAGAAGCAGAAGATTTAGTAGATGAAGCATGGCAAGCAGGTCAACGTGCGGCCAAGCATGCAGCCAATGTGCCACAAATAGTAGAACCAACATTAACAGTTCAACCTACTACAGAAGAAATAGTAGAACCAACAGCAACAGTTCAACCCACTACAGAGGCACAAGCGGACCCAAACGTAACACCGCAATAAATAGTAATACAAAATTAGGAGCGAATCAAATGGCACAAGAAAAAGAAGGTGGCGCAGAATGGATGCAAAAATACTGGCGGCCAGCAATGGGTTGGATGTACATGTTAATCTGTATGGCCGACATGATAGTATTTCCAGTACTGTGGGCATTATGGCAAGGCATTAATCATGTGCCTATCACCCAATGGAATCCCTTAACACTACAAGGTGCAGGACTATTTCATATTGCGATGGGTGCTGTATTAGGTATTAGTGCGTTTGGTCGTACACAAGAAAAACTAGCAGGTACAGCCGCTAATCCAACATCTACAAGTCAAACAATGACAAGCAATACTAACATGTCAGGTGTTCCAGCAGGAATGCAAGGCGGTATGGGTGGCGGTATGGGTGGTGGATTCGGCGGTTCAATGAGTTCAGGAGGATTTGGCGGTGGTTCATCATTTGGCGGCGGCTCAACATTTGGCGCACCTGCGTCAGGAGGATTCGGTTCCTCAACCGGTGGCTTTGGTTCATCAACACCATCTACAGGCGGCTTTGGAAGTACACCTTCAGCAGGTACAGGAACAGGGAGTTTTGGATCGGGTTTTAATAGCGGGTCTGGAGCGACACCCGCGGCAACAACACCAGTAGCAGTTAACGCTAGTGGTAAGAAAGTCATTCCAACTTTTGACCAACCAGCACTATAAGGAAAATATTATGAAAAAATTACTAGCACTTTTAGTAGCAAGTTGTTTTTTAGCTAGTCCAGTAATGGCCGCTAAGAAACCAGCTCCTGCTAAAAAAGAAGTTAAGCATCACAAAAAAGCAGAAGGTACTGAAGTAGCAGGAACTAAACCAGATACAGTGGTACCTAAAAAGAAAAAGTAAGCAACTCAAAAACTTGACAGGCTCCATTTAAGATAGTATAATTAATACTATTAATGGAGCCTTTTTTACGATTATGATTGATTATTACCAAACACTAGGTGTTAGCGAAGGTGCTAGCCCAGATGAAATTAAGAAAGCCTATAGAAAATTGGCTAATCAACATCATCCAGATAAGGGTGGAGATCAAGCCAAGTTTAAAGATATCAGTGTAGCATACGATACACTCAGCGATGCTAACAAGAAAGCCGAATACGATCAACAACGACAATTCGGAAACATGGGCGGTTTTCCTGGCGGAGGAGGAACTCAATTCCATTTCCATACTGGAAATCCATTTGGAGGTGCTGGAGACCCATTCGGAGGAATGTTCGGTGGCGGACATCCATTCGGCGACATATTTGGTCAAATGCACAGACAACAACTACGTCGAAATAGAGATTTGAACATACAGTGTACGGTCAGTTTTATTGACAGTTATCACGGTAAACAGTTAGAAGCAAATTATCAATTACCAAGTGGTCGTAATCAAAATGTTGTGATCAATGTACCAGCAGGAGTAAACAATGGAGACACAATTCGATACGCTGGACTAGGTGATGACAGTGTTCCAGGTGCGCCTAGAGGCAATTTAAATGTTACTATTTTAGTAACACCAGACCCAGTATATACTAGACAAGGCGATGATATCTATTTAAAAGTTGATATAAGTCCTATCGAAGCAATGATTGGTTGTAGAAAAACTATTAAGATGTTAACCGGTCAGCCAATGGATTTAGAAATACGTGCAGGCATAGAATCAGGCGTTGAATATGCATCACACGGCAACGGATTTAGTAATGTCAATAATGGCCGCAGAGGACGATTTGTATCTGTCATTAATATAAAATCGCCAGTGGTTACAGATCCTACACTTGTTCAACAATTGAAAGATATCGATGTTCGAATTAATCAAAGAACCTGATCCGATACTAAAACAAAAAGCTGAACGTTGGGATTTTGATCAGTATGTTAATGCCGCGGCAGTAGAACGTGAAATGATAGAAACCATGAAGGCACACAACGGTATAGGGCTTGCCGCCAATCAAGTTGGCCTACTACGCAGAGTATTTGTTATGCAATTACAAGATGGTAGAGAAATGGGGTTCTTCAATCCTACAATACTTGTAGGTGATAATGCAGATATACAAACCGATGAAGGTTGTTTAAGTTTTCCCAACCTATGGCTTAAGATTAAACGAAGTGATAAAATTACAGCCATGTACCTTGACAATACCGGAAAACAGTGTATAATAGAACTTGAAGGAATTGATTCTAGATGTTTTCAGCATGAATTAGATCATCTAGATGGTATTACATTTACAGAGTACGTAAGTGATTTAAAATTACAAATGGCAAGAAAAAAACAAAGGAAATTAAATGGTTGAACCGAGCGACAATCTACAAGCAGTATTTGAAAAGGCTATTGATACTGCTAAAAAGCTACACCACGAATACTTAACTATAGAGCATTTGTTGGCGGCTATGTTAATGGAAGAAAATTTCAGTGCCTGTTTAACAGAGTTTGGTGCTAAACCAGACGAATTAAAAACTCAATTACTTGAATATTTACAAAATAAATGCGACGAAATTACAGTGCCAGACGTTGTAGTTAAACCTAAAAAGACACAATCAGTCGAACGTGTTCTAAATCGTGCGTTCACGCAAGTATTGTTTAACGGTCGCCAGCGGATTGAGCCTACAGATATTTTCCTAGCAATGATGGGAGAAAAACGTTCATGGGTACACTATTACATTACTCTTGCTGAAATTGATAAAGATAAGTTTGCCGCTTTCTTAAACAGCAGTATTGACGAAGAAGTAGGTGAGGAAGCCGTAGGACAAAGTAGTAAAGTCCTACAAGCATATACCACAAACTTAAACGAAGCAGTTAAGAAAAATAAGATTGATCCAGTTATTGGTCGTATCGATGAATTAGAAAATATTGCGCTGGCTTTGGGTCGTCGTAGTAAAAACAATGTGATCCTTGTAGGAGATCCAGGTGTAGGTAAAACAGCCATTGCTGAAGGCCTAGCCTATAATATTGTCAAGGGTGCTGTTCCAGAATTCCTTAAAGACTATACCGTTTATAACTTAGACATTAGTGCTATGTTAGCAGGCAGTAAATATCGAGGAGATTTTGAAGAACGCTTTAAAATGATCCTTAAGATTCTTACTAAGAAAGGTAAGACTGTATTGTTCATTGACGAAGCACATATGATTAGTGGCGCAGGTTCAGCAGGCAATAGTGCTAACGATCTCGCTAACATGATGAAGCCTGCACTGAGCAAAGGCAACATCAAGGTTATAGCATCAACTACTTGGGAAGAATATCGTAAACACTTTGAAAAGGATCGTGCATTAATGCGTCGTTTCCAACGCATCACTGTTGACGAGCCTACACAAGAAGTAACATTACAAATCCTTAAAGGTATTAAGAAATATTACGAAGGATTCCATAATGTTAAAATTCGTAATGATGCTCTTACAGCCGCTGTGAAACTGTCAGTCAAATATCAGACAGATAAGAAATTACCAGATAAAGCTATTGACTTAATTGACTTGGCCTGCTCGCGATTCAATCTTAAACTTGCAGATGACCGTGTTATCGGTGAACGCGAAATTCAATACGAACTTGCTAAAGTTGTTCAGATGCCTGAAGACAAGATTATGGAAACTGAAAGCAGTACTATGGCATCCCTCGAAAATAACGTTCGTCAAGATGTCTACGGCCAGGATATGGCTGTTACAGAAATTGTAGATAAGATTATTGTAGCACAGGCTGGTTTGAAATCTGAAAACAAACCAATTGGTAGTTTTGTGTTCATGGGTCCTACTGGTACAGGTAAAACTGAAACTGCCAAGAGCCTTGCCAAACACTTAGGTGTTAAGTTGCTACGTTTTGATATGAGTGAATACCAAGAAAAGCACAGCATCAGTAAGTTGATTGGTAGTCCTCCTGGTTATGTTGGGTTTGAAGACAACGCAGGATTGTTAATTACTCAAATTCAAGAAAATCCAAACGCTGTTCTATTGTTTGATGAAGTTGAAAAATCACATCCAGATGTCAGCACAGTATTGTTGCAAATGATGGATAATGGATTTATCACTGGCTCAAACGGCAAACAGGCTGACTGTAGAAACCTAGTGTTGATCCTAACTACTAATGCAGGTGCCAATGAAGCTGAAAAGAACGCCATTGGATTTGGTAGTCAAGAAAAAGAATACAGTGACAAAGACCTTAAAAAGTTCTTTACTCCTGAATTCCGTAATCGATTAGATGCTGTTATTACCTTTAATAAACTACACCGAGACACAGTAGTTAAGGTAGTTGAGAAATTCATTGACGAACTTAGAACACAAGTTAAAGATAAGAGTGTCAAGATCAAAGTTGATAAAGAAGCTATCAATTGGTTTGTTGATAATGGTTACGACAGTAAGATGGGTGCCCGTCCTCTACAACGTGTTATCGATAAAGAAATCAAACGTGACCTTGCTAAGATGATGTTGTTTGGTGAATTGCGAGGCGGTGGCTGGTTGTATGTATCAGTCGACAATAATAAGATTGTATTAACTTCTAAACCAAAGGCCGCTGAAGTACCTTTGCTAACTGTAGAAGATATTGTAGAAAATGCAAATCAAGACAACTAAACGACTTTTTAATAACAAGTACCAGTACAAAATTGTTTTAGTTTGTGCTGGTGCTAGTTATTTTAAAAATAAAGACTTTTCACACTCGATTGGCTTAATTAGTAAACTTAATATCGACGAAAGCAAAATTACCGCTAGATATGGATATAAAAGAAATTCTATCAAAGATCCGTCTGACAGAGATTATGCGTTATCATTATTAAACATAATAAAAGATCTAACAGACTACGAAATTCGTATTGAAAATCCCTGGATCAGTTTTTATACTAATAGTAGAGAAGATGTTGATAAATTATGCTCAGTAAGTATTGATCAGGTAAAGTATATCAGCGTTCCGCCAAGCTCTGGCATCATTGCAGAAAATACTGTACTGTTACCAAAAATTGATTTTGAATACCGTGTAACTTTAGGTAAAACTACACAAGAACACTCAGCATTTATCGAGTGGGCTAAAAGTAATAAAAAACTCAAACTAACTAAAAGTTGTGAGCGAGATTTAACTAGATCAAACAGTTGGGGCGGTACATACTTCTATTGTACCGGCGATAACAACTTACTTATGGCAAAAATGCACTTGGGCGGCTCAATAAACAAGGTTGAGCGGGTAGTCAAAGCATAAGTTCTTATTCCTGCAAGCGATAAATACACTAACCGCAGAGTTTTCTGCTGAATCTTAACGACAGGATTAAAAATGCGTATACGTGAATTGCTTGAAGGCAAATATTTTAATGATTTAGACTTTGTTAGTCACGGTGAAAAGGGACGAGAAATCAACTTTGATCTACCAGAAGATCTAGTGTATTTCATGCACAACGATGATCACGCATATCGTCGCCATACACATCCAGTAATTTCACACTGTCTAGAAAGAATTAATAATAACAAAAAAACTAGTGCAGAAGTTTTTGAACCTGCTGTAAAAGAATGTTACAAGATGTACATTCACCAGTTTCCTATAAGAGAATTACCAGACGATCTTGACGAAGAACTTACTAAACAAATCTGCGATAAACTACATGAAGAATTAAAACAGCATGTAGAAAACGACAAATATAAGGATTAGTAGTGTTACTTCGAGAGCTTTTCCTCAAAGAAACTGATGCAGTGCCTGCTAAAAAATTAGGACGGGCATTTAATCATCCAGAGCATTTTGTTTTCTTTCATGGTGCTGATGGAGCCAGAGAAGCTATTCAACACTATGAAGAAGTATCAGTAGAAAAGCCTGGAGCAACTACTATTCGTAAAAAATGGGACGGCAATCCTCAAATCTACTGGGGTAGAGAACGTAAGAACGGTCCTCTTATCTTAGCCGGACATAACGGATGGTCTCGCGGTGCTAAAGGAACTAATCCGGAAGAGATAGCAGATTTTATTGCCAACAAGAGCGGTAAACCTGGAACTCCTGAGCAAACTGCTGAACGTCAACGCTTTGCTCAAGAATTTGCAAGTCTACACCCAATCTTTGATCGTGCAACTCCAAAAGATTTTGTTGGATTTGTCTATGCTGACGGACTATTTTTAAAGCGTCCCCCATTAGACAAACAAGGTGTATATACATTCTGTCCTAATCCTAATAGTAAAACTTGTTATCATGTAAGGGCAGACAGCGAGTTAGGACAACGAATCGCTAACGCACAAGTTATGGTAGTAGGCCATGCATATTTTCCACAGTTTGGAATGAGTGACGAATCGCAAACTCCAATTGACGATTTTAGTCAATTTAATCATACTGCTGGATTAATTGTGCAAGGTCCTATGTATAATCCTACTGCACCAGAACACGATACTAGTATTTTAAAACCTTTAAAACATTATTTAGAAAAACACGGACCTGCGATAGATTCTTTCTTAGCCAGTATTCCTGCTACCGACAAAGAAGGTATTTTTTATAAATTTGCCAATCAAATGAGTCGAGGTGGGCAGTTTGATAGTGTTGACAATAATATGTTCTTTCAATGGATGTCAAATCCTGCAAATAAAATAAGTGCTAAAAAAGCTGAACATATACGAGCTATGGCACAACATCATGGCACAGCGTTGAGTGCTATCTGGGAACTGATGAAAAAATTACGTCATGTAAAAGATCAACAGCATGGTGCTTTAGAAGCACAGCCTAAACCAGATATATGGGATACTCACGGCGAAGGCAACGTAAGATACGCTCAACCGGGCAAGCATAAATATGGTAATGTAAAGTTTGTACCTACCAGTTGGACTCCAAAATGAATTTAAGACAGTTATTTGAATCACATCATAAGGCCACAGCAAGTTTTTGTTTTGGACGATTCAACCCTCCGCATCAAGGGCATGCAGAAGTATGGTCAGCTGTAAAACATGCAGGACATAAATGGTACATTGGTACCAATCCTAGTACTATTGGTCCAAATGATCCTTTAACATTTGATGTTAAAACAGCGTGGATGACAGCTATTGATCCTGAAATTAAAGGACATATCTTAGGAGAAACTAGTGTAGTTACCCTAGCCGCTAAAATTTATGCCGATGTAGGCGAAGGCGCTACGATTGCTTATGTTACAGATGCAACTGACTGGGCATGGGCAGGTAAACTGTTAATGGATTATAACGGAAAAGAAAGTAATCATGGGTATTATAAATTTGCAAAAATTATACATGTACCTAGCCCACGAGTAAGTTCAGCTACAGCTTTGCGCACTGCGGCTCGTGCAGGAGATATGGCAGCATTTTATGCCGCGGCTGGCACTGATCCAGACCTACGTGTAAACGGCAAGCATTACTTTGACACCGTGGTTGCCGCAGTAGGTGAGCATCCTGAAAAAGTTAAACGTGCTAAGAAAGAAAAAGCCACCGCAGAAGATGCCGCCGGAGTAGGAACTATTACAAAACAAAACACTACAGTTGATGTAAATAAGAATACACCCGCAAAGAATTTACGTGCCTTTAATCTAATTAAAGAAACAAACGCAAGGATAAGAGCAATGAGAGCCAAAGAATTTATAGCAGAAGAAGCTACTGCATTTAGCGTAGATGTGCAAAATGCTTTACCAAATGTACGCATCCATCCGGATTTAGATAACTCTAGTCCGTATAAAGCCTATCGTTATGGTATTGCTATGGCGGGTGCTCCTAATATGCAAGGAGATCCACTAGCTGGAATTGGCCAAAAAATGATTACAGTAGGATATACCGATGCTGATGATGCTATTATTGCGTCTGCTGATAAGTTTATGAGTTCAAAAAGTAAACCTATTACCAGTAAAGGTAGTCAAGAACTAAAAGATACTAATAAAACAAGTCCTGTTGCCAAAGTTAAACGCAACAAGTATGGTGTGTAATGCGAGCTAAAGAATTTATAACAGAACAACATACAACTATAAAGCAGGCTGAAGCACGACTTAAAAAAACTCAGCCTGCTAAAGAGTATCATCCTATAAAATTTAAACATGGCAAATTAGGTGTTCCTGTAGCAGATGATCCGCACGATACACATAGCCTACATCAAAGTAATACAGAATATGGTAGCAATCGTGGTGATCTGTCGACAGAAGCCAATGCGGCTATGCCTGGAGCATTTAGTGTGGAAGATTTACCTAGCGATTTCTATGGCCTATATAGATTAGGAATGGGATTAGCTGCCGGAGACCGTAACGTGGCGGCTGAAGACAATATCGGCAAACACCCATTTATTATGCCTTTCGCTCGTGAAGAACATGCTAAATTTGATAAAGAGATCAAACGTCAAGGACATAAGACCAAGTTAAGAACAAGCCCTGACAGTTTAGAGTTATCAACTAATAATACAACTAGCCCAGTAGCTGGTCGTAAACCTAACAAGTACGGTGTATAATGGACGAATTAGCAAGCCTTAAGAAATTAGCAGGTATTAAAGAATACAGTGGTCTGCAACCTTATGGCGGAAGTAATATTAGTATTACTGGAACTGAAAAAGCTGTATTAATGCGTGAAAATAATATTAAACCTGGTACAGCAGAATGGTTTCAACTATGGTTTAGTTTGCCCTATATGACTGGCGAACAACCTGTCGGTGCTGGTATTAGGAGCCGTAAAAAATGAAAATGCGTGAACTACTAAATGAAAACTCCGATGGAGGATCTTCGACACTCGACGACGAGTCTAGTTCATCGCCATCTGGATCTGGTTCTGCATTAAGTGGTACTGCTGGTAAAATCCATCCGCATCACGATGCGGTTATTAAAAATTTAACTAATTTTCCAGATCTAGCTGGTAGATACTACGACATGTATCGATTTGGTGTAAGTATGGCAGGCATGCCTAGACCAGAGAATGATATGGCTCCTACTGGTCCGTGGAAAAACGACTTATTAACAGCAGCCTACACCGAAGCTGATGAAGAAATTATCAAAGCAAGTGCTAAAGCTATGGGATTAAAGATGACTACTCTTAGTTCTAATCGCAGTGATGAACCACAAGGAACAAACACTACAAGCCCAGTAGCCAAACGTAAACCTAACAGATACGGAGTTTAAAATGAAGATTAAAGAATTATTAGAAGGCAGACACGGGTATGATGACAGTGGTATGAGTCTTGCTCCTGGCCACGATGAAGGCGAAGATAGTTGGGAGTACAGTGCGGCACACGATAGAATAGGTGCGGGGGATCCTCGTAGACATCGTCAACATAGACGCGGTTTTATGCATGTCGATATTCCGCATGATGTGTACATCGACGGTCGTAAATGGAAAACATTTGGATCAATGGAACATGCCAGTGCAGTTGCTAGAAAACTAGAAGCTAAAGGTAAGAAAGTAGATATTGTTCGAACACCAAAAAGTGTGGAAGAATCAGCAACAGAAGGTGCTACAAGTTCAGCAAGTGTCGCTAGTGTAGCAAATCCTAATCAAGCCTACAGTAAAAAACCAGTAAAAAGCGTTAACGCACTAGATCAAAACAGTGTAAGTTTGTTTGGCGCACCTATAGAAACTATGAAAAACAAGCCTTCAAAAAAGGCCGCTATCATCAAAAGACGATAAATATATTAAGATAACGGAGTTATAAACATGCCAGCAGAATTAGATCAATTAAGCCCAGAAATGGGAGACCAAATGAATTCACCAGATCACGTGATCGGTACACACGGTGACGAAGTAGATCGTGAAGGTGAAATGGCTAAGATCGACTTAGAAAAAGCCGCTTCATATGCACACAAACTAAGCCAAGAGCTACAAGATAATACTCAACTAGAAGCCTGGGTACAGAAGAAAATAAGCGTTGCCGCTGAAAATCTTGCTAGTGTATACCATTATATGGCATATGAAATGAAAATTAACGAAATGGCCAAGACCCTGAAGCAAGCTGGCGTGATCACTGAAGGTAAAAATCTTGACGTAGTTCGTAAATTAATCGAAGCTAAAGAAAAAATTAAAGATCTTAAGAAAGCTCAAGCTGAAAAGATCAAGGCTAAGAAAGAACAAAAGATGGACGAGTCTTTCATGGAGCCATGCGGACACTGCGGTGGCGCTGGTCATGTAGAAAAGAAGATTCCTGAAGAAGTTAAAGGTAAAGTTGAAAAATACAATAAGTTAACTAAGGCTATGAAAGCCGCTCACAAGCGTTTAGATAAAAATCATAACGGTATTCCAGATGATCAAGAAATGGAAGAAAACTTTGACGGTGAGCGTGGCGGAGATCAAGATACTCCAAGCAAGTTTAATGTACAAAAAACTGGCCCTAACAGCACACGATATACTCGTAAGTCTAAGACATTTAGCGATGAGCATGATGGCGGCGATGGCAAGAAGAGTCATGCTAAATCAAAATCGGCTGCTGAAAAGAAAGCCGAAGCTCCACACCAAAAGAAATCTAAAACAGGTACTTGGGGAATGGAGAACGGTGAGAAGTTTGATAATCGTAAGAAAGAAGAATCATTTGCCGAAGGTGCAAAACCAGATTTTTTAGATCTAGATAAAGACGGCAACAAGAAAGAATCAATGAAGAAAGCTGCCGCTGATAAAAAGAAAGGCGCAAAAAAAGTTGATGAAGCTAAAATGACTCCAGCTCAACTAGCGCATCATCACGCTACTGAATACGCTAAACATCACAAGACAGGTAATTTAGAACTTGCAAGTCATCACAAAGATGAGTGTGAAGCATGCGGTGGCACTATCAAACACGGTGCAATGGGTGAGTGCTATCATAGCCATCCACACATCAACAACGGTACTATGTATGAGTGCCCAGGTAACATGGCCACTACAATAGCAGAAGCTAAACCAAGCGCAGGTCAAAGAAGTCAAGACTCTGCTATAAAAGTAGCTCAGATTGGCAAAAGCAAAAGCCCTGGTGCAAACTTAAAACAAGGAGCAGAGGACGCTCTTGAAAAAGGCAATCATAAAAAGATTGATCAAATACATCAATATGCAACGACTACTACTCCTACAGGTAGAGCAAAGAAAGTTTCCGAAGCTAAACCTAGCGCAGGTCTAAGTGCCGCTAAGAAGTCTGCTACAGTTAAGAAAGCTAAAGCAGGCGGTGACATTGGTAAGCCAGGCAAGAGTTTTGACAAAGTAGCTAAGTCAGCAGGTGGTGGTGAGAAAGGTAAGAAGATTGCCGCAGCCGCTATGTGGAAGAACATTAAAGAAACTACTGCTTACATCGAAGAAAAGAAAGCTGTAGAAAAGAAAGCTGACAAAGACTACGATGGCGATGGCAAAATCGAATCTGGTAAAGATGAGTACATGGGTAGCAAAGACAAAGCTATCAAAGCCGCAATGGGCAAGAAAGAAACTGTTAAAGAGTCTACAGACTTTGCACGTATGCAAGAACAACTAGCACGTTTGAATCGTAGTGAAACACAAACTTTAAAAGAAAGTAGTGAAGCAGATCAAATTCGTGCATTAACTCAAAAGCTATTGGGATAATACCATGGATGTTAAGATAAACGGTCTTAATTTATCAGAAGCTATTTTAAAAGAAATGGCTCCTGAAGTTGAAGAAGGCGTTCTTGGAAAATTTGCTAAAGGTGCGATTCCATTTTTAGGCGGTGCTGCCGCAGGTGTTGCCGGTGGGGTTTATAGCAAATTTCAAACAGAAAAGAATTTAGAATACAAGTTAAAACAAGATCCTAAATTTCAGGAAATTATGATAGCTCTAAAGCAACATAGCATCAATAGTCCAGAAGGCCAAGAAGCTTTTCATCAATTAAATAGCCTGCGAGTAGACTACGGTTTACCAATAATCACTGATCCTAAAGATGTATTGGTTTATCTAAATAAGATTAATACTGCTACTTCAGAAGATTATGCAGAAGAAGGTCAAAGGGATCAACAAGATCCTACAGTACGAGATCTTAATCACTTGCTCACAATTGAAAAAGAACCTTGGAAACAAAATTTAACTAAATGGCGTATACAATATTACCTCGATGGTAAGAATGATGCAGAAAATCCAAGTGTGCCGTTAGACAGTCAGGGTCATCGTAAACCAGTAGTAGATTCAGAAACTTGGATTAAACAAAATCCAACTCTAATCAGTCGTGGCCTAGTTCCAAGTGACTGCTTACCACCAACAATGCATCAACCAGGTATGCTTGATCGTTTAAAAACTGGCCTAGGCATAAACGAAGACTTAGATCGTATTAAGACTTTAAAAAATCATCTACTAGGTTAATACCATGGACATGAAGCGTATTCTACAAGCCATGGACAGCGCGGCTACTAAACCTGTAGAAGGTGTTTCTGATATGGCTAAATTTTTATCGGTCGTAGATAAAAATGCCAATGTTCAAATATTACAAGAAGGTAATCCACATAAAGTATCATTGCCAGTGCAAATGGCCATGCAACATTATCAATCACCTCAAATCGATTCTACACCAATTGTTAAAAAGAAAACCAGTATTCTAAAAGGCTATTATCAATCAGTTGAAGAAGAACTTGCAGAAGAACAAACTAGTAAACAGCAATTAATAAATCAATATGCAAGCAAAATAGCTGAACGTGTATTAATGAAAGAATCAGCAGGCGCACAACAGGCAGCCATTGCTATTGCTAAGAAAAAATCCGGCAAATACGATAAAGAAGGCAAGCGTATTAAAGAAAGTACTGTAGATCAAAATGGTACTCAGCATCATGCAGGATTTAATCCTACAGGTGGCCCGGGCATGCAAAATTATGTAGTAGACGAAACTCCGCTACATGACTTTGATAAAAATGATCCTATTAAAACAGGTGTTTCTCTCCCTGGACACAATCCTGGAACGATTGAATATCGTATTATGAGAGCCCGTAGTCAACTTAAAGATCTAGCCAGTCGTGCAGAAAGTAATGACCTACTTACATGGGAATCTATCGCTAAACATTTCCCAGAACTAGCAATGAACATGCGACTGATCGAACATGGTATACAAGAGTTGGCAGCCAAACGCAAGAAGGGCGGAAGAGGCACACATAATATTCCTAAAGAAATAGGTGAATCAAATCCTATTAAAGAAGCCAACGCTAAGAAAAAGAGTCTAAAAAATAGTAACCCATGTTGGACGGGTTACCATCCTGTAGGTACCAAAAAGAAGGGCGGACGTACCGTTCCTAACTGCGTACCAAATAAAAAATAATTTGAGCAGATAAAAATTTTTATCTATTGCTCTCTGTTGATAATTAATATATAATAGGCTATAAAGGAGACTTACATGTCAGGTAGAAATTACGGAGCAGAAGAGAAGGCTAAATTGGAACGACTAATCAACGAAGGTTCCACAGTATTACGAGAAGTTGAAGATTTACAAGAAGGCTTAAAAGAAACTGTTAAGGCAGTTGCAGAAGAACTACAAATCAAACCAAGCGTTATTAATAAAGCTATTAAGATCGCACACAAAGGCGATTGGGCGGCTTATAACGAAGATTGGGAAGAGATTGAAGCAATTTTAGATATTACTAAAAAAATCTAAATAAGTATACACAAGAAAGGTCAGCTGGCCATAAACAGCAAAGATGGTATTTGCAAGCCGTAAATTGCATGGAGAAGAAAATTTATGTCTTATGTAGACGCATGGTTTGACCGCGAAAACGATATCATCAAGATCGTTGAACGCAACAAGAAAGGCGAACGAGAATTTAGAGACATTCCGGTTCGACACACTTTCTATGTAAAAGATCCCCGAGGTAAACACACCTCAATCTATGGCGATCCCGTACAGCGGATCGTATGTAAAAATACTAAAGAACTTCGTAAAGAAATGGCCATTAACAGTGGCAAAACTATGTACGAAGCAGATATTAATCCAATCTTTGTAACACTCAGCGAAAATTATCTTAATCAAGATGCTCCAAAACTAAACGTAGCATTTTTCGATATTGAGGTAGACTTTGATCCAGAGCGTGGCTATGCTAGTCCAGACGATGCATTTATGCCCATTACTGCGATTGCTGTCTATCTACAATGGCTTGATACTATGGTATGCTTGGCTATTCCCCCTAAAAAACTTCCAATGGAGGAGGCTAAGGAAATGGTCAAAGATTTTCCTAATACATATTTGTTTGACAACGAAGCAGATTTGTTAGACATGTTCTTAGATTTGCTTAAAGATGCAGATATCATTAGTGGGTGGAATAGTGAAGGTTTCGATATTCCGTATACAACTAATCGTGTCATTAAAGTGTTATCAAAAGAAGACACAAGACGTTTTTGTTTGTTTGATCAATTTCCGAAACGTAGAGAATATGAAAAGTTTGGTCGCGATAGTGTAACCTATGATTATATTGGTCGTGTTCATTTAGACTATCTTGAACTGTATCGCAAGTACACGTATGAAGAACGCCACAGTTATAGACTTGATGCGATTGCAGAATATGAGTTAGGTAAGCGTAAAACACAATACGAAGGCACACTTGATCAACTGTACAACAATGACTTTAAGACATTCGTTGAATACAACATTAATGACTGTAAACTGCTTGATGACCTAGACAAAAAATTAAAATTTATCGATCTTGCCAATACACTGGCACATGAAAATACAGTTTTGCTACAAACCACTATGGGTGCTGTGGCAGTAACTGAACAAGCTATTATTAACGAAGCACATCGTCGAAATATGATTGTACCTAATCGTACTAAGATGGATGAAAGAGAAGATACTAATGCGGCCGGTGCTTACGTTGCTTATCCTAAAGAAGGTCTTCAAGACTGGGTAGGATCATTAGATATTAACAGTCTTTATCCTAGTGCGATTAGAGCACTTAACATGGGTCCGGAAACTATTGTTGGGCAACTACGTCCTATTATGACTGATGAATATATTGAAACTCAGCAGGCTAAAAATAAATCATTTGCCGCGGCTTGGGAAGGTATGTTTAGTACACTCGAGTATACTGCTGTTATGAATCAAGAGATTGGCACTGACATTACTATTGATTGGGAAAACGGTGACACTGATGTATTAAGTGCCGCTGAAGTTTATAGACTTATATTTGAAAGTAATCAACCTTGGATGCTCAGTGCCAATGGTACTATTTTTAGTCATGAAAACGAAGGTATTATTCCCGGACTACTTAAACGTTGGTATGCAGAACGTAAGGAGATGCAGGCCAAATTAAAGGAGGCTATAAATGCCGGTAACAAAATTGAAGAAGAGTATTGGGACAAGAGACAGTTGGTCAAAAAGATTAACCTCAATAGTCTATATGGTGCTATTCTCAATAGCGGCTGCCGTTTCTTTGACAAACGCATTGGACAATCTACTACGCTAACTGGCAGACAAATTGCCAAACACATGGCTAGTAAAGTAAATGAAATCATCACCGGTGAATATAATCACGTAGGAAAGGCAGTTATATATGGTGACACTGATAGTTGTTATTTTAGTGCTTATCGCACTCTACAGAAGGACATTGAAGCCGGACGTATTCCCTGGACCAAAGAAACAGTCATTCAACTCTACGATCAAATAGGTGAAGAAGTCAATCAAACATTCCCACAATTTATGTTAGATGCATTCCATGTGCCAAAGACTCGTGGAGAAGTTATCAAAGCAGGTCGTGAGATTGTTGGATCAAAGAGCTTGTTCATTACTAAAAAACGCTATGCTGTTCTTTACTATGACAAAGAAGGCAAGCGTACAGACCTAGATGGTAAAGCAGGAAAAATCAAGGCCATGGGCTTGGATCTCAAACGCAGTGATACTCCTGAATTTATTCAAAACTTTTTAAGCGATGTTCTTGAAATGGTGTTGATGGGTAAACCCGAACAAGAAGTTTTAGATATGATTAGTGAATTCCGTATCAAATTCAAAGCCCGTCCAGGTTGGGAAAAAGGATCACCTAAACGTGCTAATAACATTACAGAATACGAAGCCAAAGAAAAGAAACAGGGCAAGGCCAATATGCCAGGACATGTCCGTGCTAGTATCAACTGGAATACTCTTAAACGCATGTACAATGACAAATATTCAATGGCTATCACAGACGGTGCCAAAGTCATTGTATGTAAACTTAAACCTAATCCGTTAGGATTTACTAGTGTAGCATATCCAGTAGACGAACTGAGGTTACCACAGTGGTTTAAAGATCTGCCATTTGATCATGCAGAAATGGAACAAACTATTATTGATAACAAATTAGATAACTTGATTGGTGTTCTAAAGTGGGATATTAATAGTACAGAAGAAAAAAATACATTTAACAGTTTATTCGAGTTTTAATATGAAAATAATTGTAGCAGGTTACGGATTCGTTGGTAAAGCAGTTGCCAGTGCTATTGATCAAACTCATACAGTGTATGTTGTTGATCCAAAAATAAATCAGCAGACAGTAAAAGATTACACAGATGCCGACGGTGTAATCATTTGTGTTGGGACACCTAGCAATAATCTAGGAGACTGTGATGTTAGTCAAGTATATGCAGTAATGAATACTGTACCTGAGACTATGCCAGTACTGATCAAATGTACAGTACGTCCAGACTATTTGAATAAGATTGTAACAGCCTTCCCTAAACATGATATTGCCTATAGTCCAGAATTCTTACGTGCGGCAACAGCCAACGAAGACTTTGCCAATCAGGAATATATGATTTTAGGTAGAAGTAATTCTGAAAATATTTGGAGAGAATTATTCATAACTTCGCTTAAAAACCTAAATAAGATCGAACATTGTACACTAACAGAAGCAAGTATGGTCAAATATGCTACCAATTGTTTCCTAAGCGTCAAGGTAGCGTTCTTCAATCAGTTATATGATATGTGCCAAATGAATGGTGCTGATTATAATAAGGTTGTTGAACTGTTAAAACTGGACGAGCGTATTGGTGACAGCCATATGCAAGTTCCAGGACCCGATGGATCACGTGGCTTTGGCGGTGCTTGTTTCCCTAAGGATACTAATGCATTTATACACTACGCGGATAGTTTACAAATTTCACATACATTAGTAGAATCGGCAGTAAAATATAATAAACGAGTTAGAAAAACATTGACATAGTCGCAAAAACCTATATAATAACAAAACATGGAGAATCATATGAAAGACTTTTTACAAGACCTAGTAGCACATACACACAGTTTGGGCTTCCTACCTTTGGTCAAGGTTACTGCTTCTGATAAAGAAACTAAAATCGAATCAATGGCTGAAGATCGTTCAGTTATTTTAAATGCCAAAACTCACGATGCAGTAGATAACTTTGAAGGCGTGTTCGGCATGCCTAACTTGAACAAGTTAGATCTACACTTAAAATGTCCAGAATACAAAGAAGGTGCTGGCATTAGTGTTGTAACACAAGAACGTAATGGCGAAACTATTCCAACAGGATTGCATTTTCAAAATTCATTAGGCGACTTTGAGAACGACTATCGCTTTATGAATCAAGATATCATTAACGAAAAATTAAAATCAGTAAAGTACAAAGGTTCGTCATGGGAAGTTGAGTTTCAACCTACAGTGGCAAGTATCCAGCGTCTAAAATATCAAGCGGCGGCTCATACTGAAGAAACCACTTTCCAAGTCAAAACAGATAATGGTAACCTAGTGTTTAGTTTTGGTGATGCAAGTACACACGCAGGATCATTTACATTCCAAAGCGGTGTTAGTGGCAAATTAAAACAAACATGGGCATGGCCAGTTAATCAAGTACAGGCAATTTTAGGTCTAAGCGGTGACATTACTATGCGTATTGCTGATGCCGGTGCTATGCAAATCAGTGTTGATAGTGGTATCGCTGTATACGATTACATTTTACCAGCACAATCTAAATGATGACATTTGAACAGATAGCTTATGCTACTATAGCATGGTTTATAATAACCTTAATTATATATACTCATTGTAAATGGGATAATATTAAATCATGTTACAGTATGTGGCTCACTCGAGAGTACTGGACTAGCTATAATATAGTAGATGCACTCAGTTGGTTGGCAAAGGCTATGATTATAATTCCAGGATTAATCTTTGGAATACAAATATGGCAACTATATTGGATTGCGTTGGTAACATCAGTCGGATTGATATGGGCCAGCTATAAGCGATTTAGTCCGACAGTAGTTGGATTTAATACAATATGGTGTTGGATCAGTTGCATGGTGCTAGCACAACATTTGGTAAAATCATGAATAAAAATTTAACAGCTACACAAAACGATTACGCATACTTTCTTCCGGCAACATCTGGATTCTATAGTACCTTTATAGGCAAACAACGTTACGGCAATTATGTCGATCCAGTACGTCTACCTCAATCTTTTACTAACGGTGTTGAAGGTTTGAATTACCTCGAACCCGATAAAGGCATGTTCTACTATGATCATTGCTTGTATTCAGCAGGTCATGCTAATTTAGATCTGTCTAAACAAGATGACAGTGAAGATATGTTCCGTAATAGAGACCGTACAACCAGTTGGGTATTAGGCGACTCTGGAGGATTCCAGATTGGTAAAGGTGTGTGGGAAGGTGAATGGAATGATCCAAATGGCCCTGTAGTTGCACAGCGTATGGCAGAAGCAGTTGCCAAAGGTGTCGAACTAGTACCACAATTACATCCAACTGGACATCCTAAGACAGATAAGAATGGCAATCCAAAGTTTAATAAGATTGATCATGTTAAAATTTATCAAGCTAAATTAGATGCGGCACAAAAGAAGCGTGAACAAGTTCTAGCATGGATGGATACACTCATGGACTACGGTATGGTCTTAGATATTCCTGCATGGGTATGCCGTAGTCCGGCAGGTATTAAGGCTACTGGTATTTCAACTTATCAAGAAGCTGTAGAAGCTACAAAGTATAATAATGAGTATTTTATTAAACATCGCACAGGTGCTTGTAAATTCTTAAATGTATTACAAGGTGAAAATCATACCGATGCCGAACATTGGTATGATGAGATGAAAAAATTCTGTGACCCTAAGCAATATGATAAACCATTTAATGGTTGGGCGATGGGTGGACAGAATATGTGCGATGTTCATCTAGTATTAAAAAGACTAGTAACATTAAGATTTGATGGTCTCCTTGAAAAAGGTCATCAAGATTGGATGCACTTCTTGGGCACCTCTAAACTAGAGTGGGCAGTTCTTTTAACCGATATTCAACGTGCTGTTAGGAAGTACCATAATGAAAACTTTACCATCTCTTTTGATTGCGCCTCACCGTTCCTTGCTACAGCAAACGGACAAATCTATATGGCGACAGAAACCCCAAACGGTGACAAATGGGTCTACCGCATGCAGGCTTCTGCAGACGACAAAAAATATTCAACAGACACGCGACTGTTCAAAGACGCAGTAGTGCAAGACGGAATATTTGATCGTTTTGAATCTAGTCCAATTATTGATCAAGTACTAATGAAAGATATTTGTATCTATGCGCCGGGAGATCTAAATAAAGTAGGTAAAGAAGGTCGTACTAGCTGGGATAGTTTTACCTATGCAATCATGATGGGGCATAATGTTTGGATGCATTGTAATGCTGTACAAGAAGCTAATCGTCAAAGCGATGCTGGAATAATTCCTGCTATGTTAAGTGCTACTACCGCAGATAGATCCCATAGAGATTATAGCCCTGCTCCAAATAAATTTAAAGATATTGTAGATTTAATATTTTCTATCGACAACAGACAAGATGCTCTCGACCTAGTTGAATTTTACGGAGCCTATTTTGATAGCATAATCGGTACTAGAGGTAATACAGGAGATCGAATTACTAATGCTAGTGCCAAAGCAGACGAGTTTGGCTTTCCTGCGGTTGACTTTAGTGACCTAAAAACTGTAAAATCAGAGAAAGCAACACCTATCTTAAACAATTCACTATTTGAGTTTTAAAATGACAATGCCTGACGAAAGATTCCGTGCGGTAATGTATGCAAAAGAATTTCTAATTGAACTTTCTACTCCGACTATTACAAAACGTATTCCAAAAGAAATACGCCAACGTGCTTATAGTATTTTAAGACACTTCCCTGATCATAATGATTTAAAACTAGTCGAAAGGGCTTCTCCAGAAATATTCCAGGAACGCATGGAAGATGTTTATAAATTAATAAAAACTTACGAGGCTAAAAAAGATGAAACGTGAATATACAAGTGGTACAAGTGAAGAAGTAACATTCTTTATTGGTACTGAAATTGAACGTACTCCTGCATACGGTATGAAAACATTATTTGTAGTCGGAGTACAAGATGAACAAACTATTGTTAATATTGCCAAAGATAATAATTGCAGTCATATCTATTTTGGTGCTAATCAAAGTTTTCCAAGTCTTGATGTAAATGATTTTCATAGTTGGAGACCATGGGAAGACATGATCCAGTACTGCATCGATGCAGGATTTTGGTGTACATTAGACTTTGATGTTAGTCAGCATGAAGGCGTATTAGAAAGCGGATTAGTCGAATACCGTAGATTTATTCCGCAAATTAGTGTAAAATTGCCATATCTGTCTCAGTTAGGGTATAATGCTACTATTAAGATAGATGACAAGGGATTTGAAGCAACGAATCCAGGTGTATGGTGTGTACCAATTGGCGCTATTACACAACGTAAGTACTTTACCAATTGGGATGAATATACAAAAGATGAAATTATCAAATGATTATTAGACAAGACGTTCGACCAAACAAAATGATCTGGGTTACCTTCCAGAAAGAAGGCATTCATGCTTATCCAGCGGCTGCCACTGATCCAAACTTAGCAACAGGAGATGAATATGATGTATCGTTTTTGGCTACTCCTCATCGTCATATATTCCATTTTCGCGTTTGGCTTTCAGTTACCCACAACGACCGTGATGTCGAATTCATCCAGTTCAAACGCTGGTTGGAAAATCTCTACAAAGATAGTATACTAAAACTAGATTATAAAAGTTGCGAAATGATGTCAGATGATTTGTATGACATGATTTCACAAAAATACCCAGACCGAGAGGTTTGGATTGAGGTCTCCGAAGATGGAGAAAATGGCAGTTTTATCAAATACTAATAAGAGGCTATAATGGCTAAGAACTACAAAGAAATCAATTATTTTGAAACCCGTCCCGATATCGTTAAGATTTTTGACGATCTTGAAACATATCATGACTACTGTCGTCTAGAAATGTTTCCGTTTGATGAAAGTCATCTCTACAATCGAGATAGCTGGGCTTGGCGCAACTTTGAAAAGAGCCGCCGTCCAAAGAAACCCGGCAACGGTGAACGCAAACCTTACCTAGGTAAGAATCCGAGATACAATAATGACCGTATTTCTAATTGATTTAGAAGCTGTTGAGACTAGGTACACGGGTCAATGGAAGACTCATGTACCTGCTCTCTTACGAAAGGCAGGACACAATGTTCAAATTCTATCTGGGCCTACGGATATTCCTACAGCCACTACTCCTGGTGCTTTTCTTAATTTTGGCGGCACCAATATCTATAAGTCTAGCCAAGTGGAACAAATGGGGCGTCTATTTTGCTCCGGATCAGTTCAGCCTGGCGATCATTTCATCTTCACTGATGCTTGGCATCCTGGAATCATTAATTTAAAGTACATGAGTGAACTACTGAACATTCCAGTAGTCACACATGGCTTATGGCACGCCGGTAGTTATGATCCTCAAGACTTTCTTGGACGCTTAGTTGGAGATAAGCCTTGGGTACGTCACGCAGAGAAGAGTTTTTACGAAGCGTTTGATCACAATTACTTTGCTACAACATTCCATATTGAAATGTTTGGTAAGAACTTACTAGGCAAAAGTGCGTATGTTCCAGAAGCTAATGTAACTAAAAAAGTAGTACGCACAGGCTGGCCGATGGAGTATATGGAAGATATACTACTCATGTATAAGAACATGCCCAAGCGTAATCTAATTCTTTTCCCTCATCGCATCGCACCCGAGAAGCAAGTTGAGATTTTCAGAGACTTAGCTACGCATTTACCGCAGTATGAATTTGTAGTGTGTCAGGATCAACAGCTAACAAAAAATGAATATCATAACTTGTTAGGCGAAGCAAAGATGGTGTTTAGTGCTAACTTACAAGAAACTTTAGGCATTAGTTGCTACGAAGGTGCGGTGGTTGATGCTATTCCTATGGTTCCGGATAGACTTAGCTATACAGAGATGTATTACGAAGGATTTAAGTATCCGAGTAAGTGGACTGAAAGTTTTGATGCGTATACAGTTTACAGACCAGATTTATGTGGTAAAATAATGGAACATATGGATAATTACACTACACGAATTCCTATGATCCGAAAACAATCAAAGGACTTACATGACAACTTCTTTAGCGCAAACGGATTACTTACCTATATCAAATAGTGGGGGATTTTCTGGAGGCTTTAT